GTAAAAGAAATTTGAGACAATGTCTCAAACTCTGAGCTTCGTGCTTAAAACTCACAGTGTCCGTAAGGACTTTGTGCACTCCGTTAAGCGTACGCTTCAACGGAGGCGCGATCTTCAGTATCTTTATAACAAGCTTTCTCGCCCTATAAGGGCAGAAGCTTGTCCTTCTTGTGCCAGTTATGACGTTTGTCCTAACTGCACATCTGGTAGCATCCCCGATGATGGGTCTTCCAAAGGACAGATCCCCTCCTGGGAAGATGTTACAAAAACTTCTACCTACTCTCTCTTGTTGTCTGAGGACACATCCGACGAACTGCACCCTGACGACCTGGTTAACGTTGCTGCTCATATCCGAAAGGCCTTGTCCACTCAGTCTCACCCGGCAAATGTTGATATGTGCAAAGAACAGCTCACATCTCTGTTGGTTATGGCTGAAGCAATGCTACCCCAACGCTCTAGGTCGACACTCCCACTACACCAAAAATATGTGGCAGCTCGATTGGAATGGAGGGAAAAATTCTTTTCCAAACCCCTTGACTTTCTGTTGGAGAAAATTGGCACTTCTAGGGATATTCTTCAGATTACTGCGGTATGGAAAATCATAATAGAAAAGGCATGCTACTGCAAATCCTATGGTGAGCACTGGTTTGAGGCTGCCAAACAAAAACTAAGGGAAATCAAATCCTATGAGCACAACACACTCAAACCATTGATTGGCGCTTTCATCGATGGGTTGCGTCTCATGACGATTGATAATCCAAACCCCATGGGATTTCTTCCAAAACTAATTGGTCTGATAAAACCCCTGAACCTGGCAATGATCATTGACAACCACGAAAACACATTGTCCGGGTGGGTGATAACCCTTACCGCAATAATGGAGTTGTACAATATTACAGAATGCACAATTGACGTTATCACATCCATAATTACAGGCTTCTATGACAAAATTGGCAAGGCCACCAAGTTCTACAGCCAAATCAAAGCCCTCTTTACAGGGTTTAGATCAGAGGATGTGGCAAACTCATTCTGGTATATGGCAGCAGCAATTCTATGTTACCTGATTACGGGGTTAATTCCAAACAATGGTCGGCTTTCAAAGATTAAAGCCTGCCTTGCTGGAGCAACAACCCTCGTCTCAGGGATTGTGGCGACACAAAAACTTGCCGCAATGTTTGCAACATGGAATTCTGAATCCATAGTCAATGAGTTGTCAGCAAGGACTGTTGCCATCTCTGAGCTGAATAACCCAACAACCACATCAGATACCGACTCTGTTGAGCGGCTATTGGAATTGGCTAAGATCTTGCATGAAGAGATAAAAATTCACACACTGAATCCAATAATGCAATCATACAACCCAATACTAAGGAACCTGATGTCAACTCTTGATGGTGTTATCACGTCATGCAACAAAAGGAAGGCTATTGCAAAGAAAAGACCAGTTCCAGTTTGTTACATCCTTACTGGCCCTCCGGGGTGTGGAAAGACCACAGCTGCTTTGGCATTGGCAAAGAAACTATCGGATCAAGAACCATCAGTAATTAATTTGGATGTTGATCACCACGATACCTACACTGGTAATGAAGTTTGTATTGTTGACGAGTTTGACTCGTCTGATAAAGTTGATTATGCAAATTTTGTAATTGGCATGGTTAATTCTGCTCCTATGGTTCTGAATTGCGATATGCTTGAGAACAAGGGTAAGCTTTTCACATCAAAGTACATAATAATGACCTCAAATTCGGAAACCCCAGTGAAGCCCTCCTCCAGGCGTGCTGGAGCATTCTATCGTAGGGTCACCATCATTGATGTGGCAAACCCTTTGGCGGAATCGCACAAGCGCGCTAGACCTGGCACTTCAGTACCTCGCAGTTGTTACAAAAAGAATTTCTCCCACCTGTCTCTTGCTAAACGGGGCGCAGAATGCTGGTGCAAGGAGTATGTTCTTGACCCCAAAGGACTCCAGCACCAAAGCATTAAGGCTCCCCCTCCAACCTTTCTGAACATTGACTCCTTAGCTCAAACTATGAAGCAAGATTTCACACTGAAAAACATGGCATTTGAAGCGGAGAATGGACATAGTGAGCACCGCTATGGTTTTGTGTGTCAGCAAGGTGAAGTTGAGACCGTCCGTAGGCTCCTCAACGCAGTGAGAACCAGACTCAACGCCACTTTCACTGTATGCGTTGGCTCTGAAGCCTCTAGCTCCATTGGGTGCACTGCGCATGTGCTAACTCCCGATGAACCATTTAACGGGAAGAAGTACGTTGTATCGCGATGCAACGAGGCCTCACTTTCTGCATTGGAGGGAAACTGTGTGCAATCTGCATTGGGAGTGTGCATGTCTACAAAGGATCTCACACATCTGTGTCACTTCATAAGAGGAAAGATTGTCAATGACAGTGTAAGATTGGATGAACTACCCGCCAATCAACATGTGGTAACCGTTAATTCGGTGTTTGATTTGGCCTGGGCTCTTCGTCGTCACCTTACGCTGGCAGGGCAGTTTCAAGCCATCAGAGCCGCATATGATGTGCTTACTGCCCCTGACAAGGTTCCTGCAATGTTGCGACACTGGATGGATGAGACCTCCTTCTCGGATGAGCACGTTGTCACGCAGTTTGTTACACCAGGTGGGATTGTTATCCTCGAGTCGTGTGGTGGAGCACGCATCTGGGCCCTCGGTCACAATGTGATTCGAGCCGGAGGTGTCACCGCCACCCCCACAGGAGGATGCATTAGGTTTATGGGGTTATCTGCCCAGACAATGCCATGGTCTGAAATCTTTCGCGAACTCTTTTCTCTACTGGGAAGAATTTGGTCAAGCATCAAGGTCTCTACTCTTGTCCTTACTGCTCTTGGAATGTATGCATCAAGGTTTAGACCCAAATCTGAAGCCAAAGGAAAAACAAAGTCAAAAGTTGGTCCATACAGAGGTCGTGGGGTGGCCCTAACTGATGATGAATACGATGAATGGAGGGAACACAATGCCACTCGAAAATTGGACCTGTCAGTTGAGGATTTTCTAATGCTACGTCACCGCGCGGCATTGGGAGCGGATGATGCTGACGCTGTAAAGTTTAGGTCATGGTGGAACTCCAGATCACGATTGGCTGATGATTATGAGGACGTCACCGTCATTGGCAAGGGTGGTGTTAAACATGAAAAGATTAGAACAAACACTCTTAGGGCAGTTGATCGGGGCTATGATGTTAGCTTTGCTGAAGAATCTGGACCCGGCACCAAATTTCATAAGAATGCAATTGGATCTGTTACTGATGTGTGTGGCGAACACAAAGGCTACTGTGTCCACATGGGGCACGGGGTCTATGCAACTGTTGCACACGTTGCAAAAGGGGACTCTTTCTTTTTGGGTGAAAGAATTTTCGATCTCAAAACTAATGGTGAATTCTGTTGCTTTCGTAGTACAAAGATCTTGCCTAGCGCAGCCCCATTTTTCCCCGGAAAACCCACTAGGGATCCATGGGGATCCCCTGTTGCCACTGAGTGGAAACCCAAGCCTTACACAACAACATCTGGCAAGATCGTAGGGTGTTTCGCCACAACCTCCACTGAAACTCACCCAGGAGATTGTGGTCTTCCCTACATTGATGATAATGGCAGGGTAACTGGATTGCACACCGGGTCTGGTGGTCCAAAAACACCTAGTGCAAAGTTGGTTGTTCCATATGTCCACATTGATATGAAAACAAAATCAGTTACTGCTCAAAAATATGATGTAACCAAACCTGACATCAGTTACAAAGGCTTAATTTGCAAGCAATTAGATGAGATTAGAATCATACCAAAAGGAACGCGGCTTCACGTTTCCCCAGCACACACTGAGGACTTCGAGGAGTGTTCGCACCAACCTGCATCCCTTGGTAGCGGTGATCCGCGCTGCCCAAAATCACTTACAGCAATTGTAGTTGACTCACTAAAACCATATTGTGACAAGGTAGAAGGGCCACCACATGACATCCTGCATAGGGTACAAAAGATGTTAATTGACCATTTATCTGGATTTGTCCCAGTGAACATTTCCTCAGAAACCTCTATGCTATCTGCATTCCACAAATTAAATCATGACACATCCTGTGGACCCTATTTGGGGGGTAGGAAAAAGGATCATATGACAAATGGAGAACCCGACAAACCATTGTTAGATCTGCTCTCAGCAAAATGGAAATTGGCTACTCAAGGTATTGCTCTCCCTCACGAATACACAATTGGCCTGAAAGACGAACTACGACCTGTAGAAAAGGTTGCTGAGGGAAAGCGAAGGATGATTTGGGGATGTGATGTCGGAGTTGCAACTGTTTGCGCAGCTGCGTTCAAGGGGGTTAGCGATGCCATCACTGCTAATCATCAATATGGGCCTGTCCAAGTTGGTATCAACATGGATAGCCCTAGTGTTGAGGCTCTGCACCAAAGAATCAAAAGCGCGGCAAAGGTGTATGCGGTTGACTATTCAAAATGGGACTCAACCCAGTCACCTCGCGTTAGTGCTGCATCAATTGATATCTTGCGGTACTTCTCCGATCGATCCCCAATAGTTGATTCGGCCGCTAACACACTAAAAAGTCCCCCCATTGCAATCTTTAATGGTGTGGCTGTCAAAGTTTCATCTGGTCTTCCCTCGGGTATGCCCCTCACATCTGTTATAAATTCTCTTAATCACTGCTTATATGTGGGGTGTGCTATTTTACAATCTCTTGAGGCTCGTGGTGTACCTGTCACTTGGAATCTCTTCTCGACCTTCGACATGATGACTTATGGTGATGATGGTGTTTACATGTTTCCAATGATGTTTGCCAGCGTCAGTGATCAGATATTTGCAAATCTCTCTGCTTATGGCTTAAAACCAACCCGTGTTGACAAGTCTGTAGGATCTATAGAACCAATTGACCCTGAATCAGTTGTTTTTCTAAAACGGACAATTACAAGAACCCCCCAGGGAATCAGAGGCTTGCTTGACCGTAGTTCAATCATTAGGCAATTCTACTACATCAAGGGTGAGAATTCGGACGATTGGAAAACCCCCCCAAAAAGTATAGACCCAACCTCAAGGGGCCAGCAGTTGTGGAATGCTTGCTTGTACGCTAGTCAACATGGCGTTGAGTTCTACAATAAAATATACAAATTGGCACAAAAAGCTGTTGAGTACGAAGAGTTGCATCTTGAGCCGCCAACTTATCACTCAGCTTTGGAGCATTACAACAACCAGTTTAATGGTGTGGAGGCGCGGTCTGACCAGATCGATTCGAGTGGCATGACCGCCCTACACTGTGATGTGTTCGAAGTTTGAGCATGTGCTCAACCTGCGCTAACGTGCTTAAATATTATAATTGGGACCCCCACTTCAAATTAGTGATCAATCCTAACAAATTCTTGTCCATAGGTTTCTGTGATAATCCACTTATGTGCTGTTATCCTGAATTGCTCCCTGAATTCGGAACCGTATGGGATTGCGACCAGTCCCCACTTCAAATTTATCTTGAGTCTATCCTGGGCGATGATGAGTGGTCTTCAACTTATGAGGCTATCGACCCTGTTGTCCCTCCAATGCACTGGAATGAGGCTGGAAAGATATTCCAGCCCCACCCTGGTGTTCTCATGCATCACATCATTGGGGAAGTTGCTAAGGCATGGGATCCAAACCTGCCATTGTTCAGATTGGAAGCTGATGACGGATCCATAACTGCCCCAGAGCAAGGAACAGTGGTTGGAGGAGTTATAGCTGAACCAAGCAGTCAAATGTCAACCGCTGCTGATATGGCATCTGGGAAAAGTGTGGATTCTGAATGGGAGGCTTTCTTCTCCTTTCACACCAGTGTCAACTGGAGCACATCAGAGACACAAGGGAAGATTTTGTTCAAGCAATCTTTAGGACCCTTGCTTAACCCATATCTTGAACACTTGTCAAAGCTTTATGTCGCTTGGTCTGGATCTGTTGAGGTAAGGTTTTCTATCTCTGGGTCTGGAGTCTTTGGAGGCAAGCTTGCTGCTATAGTTGTGCCACCGGGAGTAGACCCCATCCAAAGTACCTCGATGCTGCAATACCCACATGTCCTGTTTGATGCTCGCCAAGTGGAACCTGTCATTTTCACCATCCCTGACTTGCGCAGCACTTTGTATCACCTTATGTCCGACACTGATACCACGTCACTAGTAATCATGGTGTATAATGATCTTATCAACCCTTATGCTAATGACTCTAACTCCTCTGGGTGTATTGTTACAGTTGAAACTAAACCTGGTTCTGACTTTAAGTTTCATCTTCTTAAACCCCCAGGATCCATGTTAACACATGGCTCAGTGCCCTCTGACTTAATCCCAAAAACTTCATCGCTTTGGATTGGCAATCGCTTTTGGAGTGATATTACTGATTTTGTGATTCGGCCATTTGTCTTCCAGGCAAATCGACATTTTGATTTCAATCAAGAAACTGCTGGATGGAGCACACCACGATTTAGACCAATCACAGTTACAATTAGTGAAAAGAATGGTGCAAAACTTGGGGTTGGTGTTGCAACTGATTTCATTGTCCCTGGGATCCCTGATGGTTGGCCAGACACTACCATAGGGGAGAAGCTGGTGCCGGCTGGTGATTACGCTATTACCAACGGTAGTGGTAATGACATTACCACGGCTAATCAGTATGATGCAGCTGACATAATTAGAAACAACACTAACTTCAAGGGCATGTATATCTGTGGATCACTCCAAAGAGCGTGGGGTGATAAGAAAATTTCCAACACTGCTTTCATCACCACCGCCACGGTTGAGGGTAATGATCTAATCCCCAGTAATGTTATTGACCAAACTAAAATTGCCATTTTCCAAGATAACCACGTTCAAGATGAAGTCCAAACCTCAGATGACACGCTTGCGCTCCTTGGCTACACTGGCATTGGAGAAGAAGCCATTGGTGCTAATAGGGAAAGGGTCGTGCGCATCAGCACGCTTCCCGAAACTGGTGCTCGTGGTGGGAACCATCCAATATTTTACAAGAACTCAATAAAGCTTGGGTATGTGATTAGATCAATTGATGTTTTCAATTCGCAAATCCTGCACACCTCTAGGCAACTATCGCTAAACCACTACTTGCTCCCACCTGATTCCTTTGCAGTCTATAGAATAATTGATTCAAATGGTTCCTGGTTTGATGTTGGAATTGATTTTGATGGGTTTTCTTTTGTTGGTGTCTCTGATGTTGGAAAATTGGAGTTTCCTCTTACTGCCTCCTACATGGGAATTCAGTTGGCAAAAATTCGGCTTGCCTCGAATATTAGGAGCACAATGACTAAACTATGAATTCAATTTTGGGCTTGATTGATACTGTTACAAATACAATTGGCAAAGCACAACAAATTGAATTAGACAAGGCTGCGCTTGGACAACAACGCGAGCTGGCACTTCAGCGTATGAATCTGGATCGCCAGGCGTTAAATAACCAAGTAGAGCAGTTTAACAAAATTCTTGAGCAAAGGGTACAAGGCCCCCTCCAGTCTGTGCGATTAGCACGTGCTGCTGGTTTTAGGGTTGACCCTTACTCATACACAAATCAAAATTTTTATGATGATCAATTGAATGCAATTCGGCTATCATATAGGAATTTGTTTAAGAATTGACCACAAGTATCCCTTTGGGCTGCCGCATTTGCGCCTAACCCCAGGG